ATGATTAATTTAGAAGTGTAATTAGTAGAGTAAAGGCTATTCCTATTTCTCTAAATTACGAAATAAGTATCACTCTAGATAATGAATGGGAAATAGATACATGCTACACTAGAATGCTAGATGCATTATACAATTATAGATTTTTTAGTATAAGTTATTTTGGTATGAAAATAGATTCATTTTTTAAATTACCATCAGATGGAGGTATTGATATTCCAAGAAACGGTGGAATTGGTATTGACGGTAGTACAATTACAATAAAATTTACTTTAGAAGTAGTAACTTTTTATCCATCATTCACTGTCAACACAGAAGATTATGAAATGTGTGATAATGATGATTCTATAGATTGGGAATTTCTTGGTGTAGAAAAACCAAATGTAAATAGTAAATCAAAAGAAGAAGTCAAAAGAGCATATTGGTATAATAATTTACTTGACAATAGAACAAAAGAAGAAATAATCAAAGAAAAGGAAGACAATAGAGACAATGAAATAAATAATATGGAATAAATAAAAAGCATAACTTATAAGTTATGCTTTTTTTGTCTTTCTCATTTTTATAAAAGGTTTATTGTTAATAGTTATATCACCTTTAGGATTTATTTTTATAGATTTAACTTTAATTTTCTTATTTTTAAATTTACCACTCAATATATCATCTCCGACTTTTATTTTCATTTTAGATTTACCATCAAGAGAAATATTCAAGCTTGAATAATCCTCATATGTCTTTATAAATTTCATAAGAAATATTTATTTTTTATTATATATAAAATAATATTAACAAAAAACATTTTTATCAAAAAATGAGTTTTTTTAATTAATATATAATCTCAGAGAACATCATAAAACGAGTAAAACATGCAACATAAAATATAAAAAAGTTCGAAAATTATAATGGTGATAATTGTAATACAAATTTAACAATTTTGCATTGGAAGTCTGGAACATATAGACTTTTGATAAAATTGATTTCATTATCTGGTGATGAATACTATGCAGATGGTGTTCAATTAAAGGAATCAGATGCTAAAAAATTAATTAATGAATTTGGAGCAAAGGTTGAAGAAAGAAATTAAAAAAAAATAAAAAAATGACAAAATTAAAAAAATTTGAAATTTTCATAAAAGAAGGGTTAAAACCAGAAGAAGGCTTCGATGATGTCGCTAATTATTCAGGTTTCGGTACAAAAAATATTGATTTCGTTGATGGCTCAATATTCACATTTTATGATTTTGCATTTGAAAATGATAACATTGTTTTGATTGGTAAACTTGAATTAAGTGAAAACTATAGAGTATCAAATAGAATTATCGAAAACTATAATATATTACTAGTCAATCATAATGGTAATGTTGAATTACAAGATAAATCAAATAAGATAAAGTCCTTACCAACTAGAGACACTATGGAACAGTTAAAATATATTTATAAACATGCATATGAAACATTGATAGAAAAAGGTGATGATGCACAATATGATAATGTTAGAAAAAAATATTATAAATGATAAATACTAATATCAAAAATAAAAAAAAATAAAAAAAAATAAAAAATATGAAAAATTTAAAGTATGATTTGTTTAATTTCAAAAAGGATTTACCTATTGAAGATTATGAATTAAATGTAATCGTTGAGAGATATATTCGCGATTATGACAAATTTTCAGAAAAAGAACTTGTAAGTTCTTTAAAAGAAAATTTAGCAGGATATGCTTGGGACACAAAAGTAAAAAGATTGGTAGAAAATTTACAAGATGAGATCAAGAGTGAACCTATAAATTACAATTTGAAAGATTTGTACAAAAAAATTGAAAGAAAAAATTACGGTCAAATGTATCGTCCAGCTTTGAATTCTATTCTTAATATCATAAATATTCAAGATAATGATTCAAAAATGAGTACAATATTAAATGAATTGGTTATTCATGATTGGATTCCTGAAGTAAAAATGTTTTTATCTGGATATATGAATAATCCTATTCAAAGACAAAATCTAGTAAACTCAGGTAACGCATCAAAAGTATTCACTTTAGTCGAAAAAACAAATGAAGGTAATTTAGTATTTATGAAAGATCGTTGGTTTTTGATTGGACAAGATGAAATAAAACAAACACTTTTAGAAAACCACATCACAGACATTGAAAAATTAAGAGAATTTAGAATCTTGGAAAAAGTTATGACAATTGGTGACATCAATGAAGATAAGATTTCTTTCAGATTAGACGAAAACTTGGTTTTGAGTATTTCAACAAAATCAGATAAAGATGTGTTTTTAAATGAAGAAAAATTAGATAAAGAAACTACATTAGAAAATTTATTTAATTCTAAAATTATTCCTTGGTTGAAAAAAGATTTTTATGTATTATCAACAACAACAGCACAAAATTTGGACAAATTTGTTGACTTAGATATTGCATTAAAAGTAGAAAATGTATTGCACCCATGTTTGGAAACTTATGTTGTAAACTACAAAGATAAATTATATGTTTATAACAATGACACTAGAACAGGTTCTGCTTTTTATGAATATAATTCACCAAATGATTTAATTAATGATATTCAGAGAGAATTGGATTATGATTTGACAGGATTTTTAGAAAATAAACTTTCAAAAGAAGTAAAACATTTAAGAACATTGGAAGACAAAGAAATGGAAATCAAAGAATCTATCAAACAAATAGACAAAGGATTAGAATTGTTAAAAGAAAATGAAGAATTAGTAAATGAAGATAAGGCATTGAAAGAAACTTTTAATCAATTATTAGTATCTAAACATGATTTATATGAAAACTTAAAAGCTATCAAGGATGATAAAATAAAAGCAAAAAGAATGATTATATAATCTTTTAAATGATAAAATTAAAAAGATATCACAATTTGTGATATCTTTTTTAATAAAAATCAATTTTTATTAAACTTATATTAAACTTTTCATTATTAGAAATCTATAAAAATTAACTTATATATACATTAGATTTCAAGGCATTAAAAAAAATTTATACATCAACATACCATATATTTTTATAGGCAATATAGAATAAAAACAAATAAAAAAAAACAAATAAAAAATATGGCAAGATATATAGATGACACAACTTTCTACTATGAAATTATTTTATCAAAAGGCAAGGGAAAATTAACAAGAAAGTCCGAGAAAATGATAATTCTTATTGGAGAAGAAATGATAAAAAAATTTGAAAGAAAATATAAAACATCAGATGACAAATATGATTGTATGCAGCAGGGCATTCTGATGATGCTATCAAACTGGAAAGGATTCAATGAGAAAAAATATTCATCAGCCTTTCCTTATTTCTCAGAAATTTGTAAGCGTGGAATCGCAGGTGGACTAAATGTAATTTACCAAAAGAAAAATAATCAAGATATACCAAAAATGATAAGCTTAAGCAGCGCAAATGATGGTAAAGGACTTCATAACATTTAAAAAATAATATATATAATATGGCACTAAGAGATTGGGTCAGAAATGACGGATTTATTAATTCAATACCAGGACCCTCAAATTCATATAGAGGTGATGAAGAGTTTATAGTTTTGGTTAGAGATATTCAATTCCAAGATATTCAAACTGGAGCTCACAATAGATTTCCAACACTATATGATGTTGCTAAGGCTAACGGAGGTAGAAATTACATAAATGTAACAGACAACACCAAACTTGTTCAAGATCCACCTAATTTAAATTCTTTACGAAACAAATATTGATTTATGGGAGCAAATAAAGCATCATTTGGTAGCAGGAAAGATAAAAAAGGTAGAAATAAATATAAACAAGGTTTTTATAATCTTGAAAATGAAGAAAAATATATTGGAATCTTACCTATAAAATATTTTTCTTCTTGGGAGTTAGGATTTTGCAGATTTTGTGATTTGAATGATAAAGTTTTAAAATGGAGTTCTGAAAGTTTAGAAATTCCATATCAATTTAAAAATAAATTAGGTCAAATTGAAACTCATCGTTATTATCCAGATTTTTATTTAGAAATGATAGATAATAGTGATCCAGAAAAATATGATAGACTAGTAATTGAGGTAAAACCTAAACATGAAACTGAACAACCTAAACCACCCCAACGAAAAACATTAAAAATGTTAGAAAATTATGAATATTCATTAAACACATATAAAAAAAATATGCACAAATGGTATTTCACAAAAGAATGGTGTGAAAGACATCATTTAAAATTTATAATAATATCTGAAGATGATTTGAAAAAATATGGTATAATAAAATGAGTAATGTATCATTCACTGAAGAACTTGAATCTTTATTTGGACAATATAACAAAAACATCAACTTGATTAGAAAAGAATCTACAGAAGAGTTGTTTGGTTACATCACTAGAAATCCAAATAAGCAAATAAGACCTACGACATTAGCAAATATACAAATAGGCAAATTTTATATAATCAAATATAATTACAACGGAAACAAATTATGGTGTCCAATATTAACTATACCTCCAATAAAAAATTCTAATGAACTTGGTGTTTTAGAGAGTCAGCTAAAAATTGTAAATATCAAGAAAATATTATATGCAGTAAATTTTGATTATTTACCAATATTATATAAAGCAAAATTAATAGATTCTATAATACAAACAAATCCTGATAGATATGAAAAAAACTCAGATAAAATATCCAAAGGCGATATAGTAAACAATGAATTTTATTTTAATGTGAATTGGATTTATCAATATTTAAAAATAAATGGTAAAAAAAATTATTCTATAACTGCATATGATATATCTAAAATAGAACATGTATATCAAGTATCTTCCACCATTCTTCATAGATTTGTTTTCTTAGATACATATAAAATAAATAATAGTTTAATGTATGAAACATTAAATAATATTGTTAACAATAAACTCAAAGGAGAATTCTCTGATAAAATAATAATGTATGAGGAAATATTAAAATTATACGAAAAAGATATTGAAAATTTTTATACATCATTGAAAAATTTTGAAAAAAATTTAAAATTAATTGAAAAATTATAATATAGATATTAATTGAAGTGAAATGATTTAAATGAGCACAAGTATTTTAATATATAATAAAAATTAATAGATAAACAGTGGCAACATATAATAGATACAATCAGCCAAATTCCATGTATGATTTTGGTAGAGGTAATGTAGGAAAAAGTTTCGGTAATAAAATATTAAGAAAATTAAGCAATTTTGGAATGGACGAACAAGAAATGGTCGTTAGAAATAGTCAGGCTATTGGAGCATTTCAAGATACTAGTAATTTACTATATGAGCCTGGTACAAATATGTACGATTTATTTACAAAAAAAATAATTTCTAAAATATTAGAAAAAAAATCTATTGCATATTTAGACCGTAGATATTTAGATAAAAGAAAAATTTTACATCAATATGCAATAAAAGAAGAAATTAAAGATTATGTAACTAGAATAGCAGAAGAAGCAATTAATTATGATGATGATAATTATTTTTGTACTGTTACAGATTTACCAGATAATTATGACCAATCAATTAGAGTGAAATATCAGGAAAATTTCAAGAAAATTTATAATGCTTTCAATTTTAATGATGGATTAACTGCTTGGAATTATATGAAAACTTTTTTAATTGATGGATTTTTATCATTTGAAATCGTTTACGATGATGATCAAAAAAACATAATTGAACTAAATTTATTGGACCCATTAACATTAATTGTTGCTGCTGAACCAGGAACTGGTACAGTTGTTTGGATTCAAAACCCAGATATTCCTCAATTGAGGAGAGTTTTGTTGGATGCTAATATTATTTACATTTCATATTCAAATAATTTGGATTATGATGAAACAAGTTATGTAGAAGGATTAATCAAACCTTATAATCAATTAAAATTATTGGAATTTACTAAATTGATGTATAATTTAAATCAAGCATCAATATACAAAAAATTTGTAATCCCTGTTAATGGACTAACTAGACAACAAGCTGAACAACAAATAAGTCAACTAATGAGTGAATATCATGAAGACATAGAATGGGACGACACCACAGGAGTACCATACATAAATGGTTCTACTAAAATTCCTCATTCAAAAGATTATTGGTTTCCTACATCAGAACTTGGAACACCAGAAATGGATATTATTCAACCACAACAAGCAGAATTAAATGAAGATATAGTTTTACAGTGGTTTTATAAATCGTTCAAACGAGCATCAAAAATGCCATTCTCTAGATTGGATGAAGACCAGGGTGGAGGTAATTTTTATGATGACACTGCATCTATAACTATGGACGAAATAAGATTTAAAAATTTTGTTGGTAGATTACGAACATTGTTCAAAGAAGTATTAGTTAAGCCATTAAAAATACAGATGATTTTAGAATTTCCCGAATTGAGCAGTGATAAAATATTTGAAAGTTATATTAAATTAAATTTCAATTCAAATGATTTATTCGAAGAATGGAAATATTTGAATAATTTAGCAAAAAGAGCAGAAATTTCATCTACGTTATCAAGTAATTTACAAGATGGTGATGGGAAGCCCTACCTTTCGATTGAGTGGATTGTGAGAAATATTATGAAATTTACTGATAAAGATATTGAATCTAACAACAAATATAAAATGATGAGTGGAACAGCAGGAGAAGGAGCAGGAGCATCTGGAGGTGGAGGCGGCTTTGGAGGAGAAGGCGGATTTCCAGGTGGTGAACCAGGATTTCCTGGTGCACAAGGTGATGCACAAGGTGGTGGACAGGCACAAGGTGGAGCACAAGGTGGAGCACAAGGTGGAGCACAAGGTGGAGCACAAGGTGGAGCACAAGGTGGAGCACAAGGTGGAGCACAAGGTGGAGCACAAGGAGA